TGGTTGCCAGCACCACGTATGCTGTGTCGTATTGGGTCTACATCCCCAGTGCATACGATACGGCTGTGGATGGCCAAATCATCATGAACCTCGATATGAACGGCAACGCTGGCACAGGTGGCGTCCTGACGACTGGCTCAGCCGATATGAGCAAGCGCGATCAGTGGCAGCGTGTTGTTAGCATTCTCACAGTTGGAACCAGTCCGACAGGGACACTCTTCAATGCTCTGCTCCGTCACAACGCACCACACACAGGCGGCAACATATTCTACTGTTGCTGTCCACAGGTGGAGGTCGGTGCATTCCCGTCCAGCTACATCACTACGGGTGCCGCTGCAACAGCACGATCACCGGACATGGTTGCGATCACGAGCACCAACTTCTCTAGCTGGTATAATCCGGCTGCGGGCACATTCGCTACCGAGATAGTGCATCCCTTTGTGACAGCAGGACCAAGCCTCTTCCCAAGACACTTGGAGGTCTCAGACGGCACTACAGCCAACACCATGAACACTGCGACGGACTTTGCCCAATCACGGATAGCATTCCAAGCAATCATATCGAGTGTCATCAATGGGCAGGCTATCGTGTCTGGATTGCCAGTAGCGAATGCAATCACGAAGGCAACTGCTTCCTACATCACTGATGTTGCATGTTGCACCAACACTACAGGGACAGTCTCTGCTGTCGTACGAGCAGTAAGTCCACTGCCACCTGGACTGATACGCATGAACATCGGCAATCGGCCAGATGGGTTACGTGCGCTGAACGGCTACATGCGTCGTCTACGCTACTGGCCACGTGCGTTCACTGACAATGAGATGCGTCAGGTGACTGCATGAGCACCAAACGCTACAAGATCGTAGAAGGCGGTATGCATGACCGCTTTCACAGATCGTATTCCAAAGTGCAGTTCCTAGGTGGTGGCTTTGGCAATGGAAAGACAGCAGCGGCATGTGTGAAGGCCCTGAAGTTGTCACAAGAGTATCCTGGGTGCAACGGATTGGTGGCGAGATCGACGTATCCGAAGCTGAACGACACCATAAGGAGAGAGTTCTTGCTATGGTGTCCGCCGCACTGGATAAAGCGTATGCCATCACGAGAGGAGAACACGCTAATACTGAAGAACGGGTCCACTATCAATTTCAGATATGTCGCTCAGCGAGGCAAAGAGACTGAAGAGAGCAAGTCCAACTTGCTGTCAGCGACATACGACTGGATCATTGTAGATCAGTTAGAGGACCCTGAGTTCAGTCATAAGGACTTCATGGACCTGATGGGCCGACTACGTGGCAATGCTGAGTATGTCGGTAACGATCCACTCATGCCACGTGTTGGACCTAAGTGGTTCATTGCAACACTCAATCCTACACGCAACTGGTGCTATCGTGAGATTGTCAAGCCACTGCATGACTACATACAGCGTGGTGTGATCAGCGACAAGCTACTGTGTGAGGTAGACAATGCAGGGAAGCCTATTCTCGTTGATGGACGCCCCAAGCCACTCATCGAACTCTACGAAGGGAGCACATACGAGAACGTCGAGAACGTCGGTGACGACTACATCAGGGGGATGCTCGCCACCTACACAGGTAGTATGCGAGAGCGTTTCATATATGGACGATGGGGTGCGCTCAGTGGACTCGTGTATCCACAGTTCGATGAGACGCAACACGTCATATCGTATGATGATGCAACCACATACCTGCGACAACTGTGGCGCTCCGGCTTTCGTCCTTCTTTCATGGAGGGATACGATCACGGACTTGCACGGCACTCGTGCTACGGACTGTTCTTTGCAGATGACGACGCCAATGTGTTTCTGCTCGATGGGTTCCGTATTGCAGAACTTACCATCCAGAGCGCAGCGAGCCATATACATCGAATACGTGCTGAAGTCGGCGTCACGGATGCTGAACTTGCCCCTATCTACGCTGATCCAGATGTGTTCAGACGAAAGACAGGAAACAGTCGAACAGTAGGTGAGACTGTAGACAATCTCTACAAGGAGTATGGCATCCGTATGCAGCGAGGCAACAACGACATCGCTGCTGGCATTGCCAAGAACTGGACGTATCTGACACTCGATCCTAGGCATGAGAACCCACTGACAGGCATGGTGTTGTCACCACACTTCTATGTCAGTGACAGGTGTCAGTGGTTCACTGATGAAGTGAATGAGTATTACTTCAAGCGTGACACCAGTGATGAGATGACGGATGTCCCTGTAGACAGGAATGACCATGCCATGGACATGTGGAAGTATGCCATGAGCAACAGGCCAAAGCTGGCACAGTTCGTTGGCAGACGTGATGATCCACCTGCATGGATGATGTGGCGTGAGATAGAGCGAGAGCGCACTGGCGGTAAGAAAGCGAGGCATAAATGAGTGTGATCGTCATTATCCTCGTAATGCTGATCCTGTTCGGTGGTATCGGTGGAGGCTACTACGGGTATCGAGGTGGATACTACGGTGGTAGTGGCTTCGGTGGTATCGGCCTGATCATCCTCGTGTTGGTGGTATTGCTGCTACTCTATGGTGGTAGGCTGTGATGGCAGGCAACTACGACAGTGTCATCCGTGATGTGCTGATGAGTGTGAGGCCAACCACTGCACAGGTGCCTCCTGACAGGATGCGTGATGTCGATCCTATGTTCTATCAACAGGACCCTGTGGATGTAGGCACAGAGGAGATGTCCGAAGTCGATCCGTTCCTTGTGCAACAGAACATGCCGATACGTGCCATGGATCGTGCAGCGACAGGTGAGGGTCCACTTACGTATGCAGATGCCATCATGCGTGCAATGGAAGAACGTCGTAAGACAGGAAGACGCTGATGGCAGGCACATTCGATGACATCATTCGCAGTGTGCTGGGATCACAGCAACAGCCTGATGAACCAATCGCTACAATGAAGAGTCCATGGTTACAGGTGCCACCAGATAGCATGACAGATGTTGCACCTAGAGAAGAGAAAGTGCGACAGCATGTGCAGCCAATGTCTGTGTATGATGACCTCATGCGGACATACAACATACTAGTTGGCAATCCACTTGATACGCCACGTATGGCTAGAGCGAAGACCCAACGCAATGCTGTGCAAGGCGATGCCGATGTGATGATGGATGCCATCACACGTAGGCAACAGCTTGGTAGGAATGAAGAATGAGTGGAACGTATGAAGACGATCCGACATTCACTCCTGAGGCTGATCCACTAGAGACAGCACTGCAACAGGATGGTCTAGGACTACCTGGAGAGGAAGCGCCTCCACCTGTCTACAGGGTGATGGCAGATAGTCGCATACCTGTGTCATCGAAGCGTGGCGGTGTGTGGAGGAGTAGACGTGATCAGGCACAGAAGGCAATGGATGACCTTATCGACGCTTGGGATGAGGCAATCCGATATTACAACCATGATCAACAAGATCACCGTAGCGATACTGGTGGTCGTTCTAGCGGTACTCGTAGTGTTGCTCGCAGGCTGAACGATGTGTTCTCTACGACTGAGAACATCGTGTTCAGCAATGTCACAGCACAGGTGCCTGAGCTATACGCCAAGAACCCAATCGTGTCAGTGTCAGCTACACCTACACTGAGTGAAGAAGTCGATGAGACAGTTGATGCCTTTGCACGGTGTTTGCAGAAGCTGATCGGCGTGTTGTTCGCTATGAAGTTCTCACCTGGGGTGAACATCAAGCCAAAGGCTAAGAAGAACGTCCTGATCGCACTGCTTACCAATCAGGCATGGTTCGAGTCTGGCTACACCAAGCGAGACAAGAGTAGCGATCAGGCCATGTCGGACCTGATGCAGTTGTCACAGGAGTTGGCCACTGCGAAGGATGACAAGGCCATCAGGGAGATAGAAGGCAAGCTACAAGCACTGGAACAGAAGATCGAGTTCCTACAGCCTAGTGGTCCGACACTGAGAGTGGTTATGCCACATGACGTGTTGCGTGACCCCAATGGGACTGATCCCTACCTCAGTGACAGCAACTGGGTGATGATCAAGGACCTGTTGCCGACTGAGTATATCAACGCAGTGTATGGTGAGAAGCCAGACCCAGACAAGAACGAAGTGAGGAGTGTCTTCGAGCCTACACATGTGTTGAACAGTGGCTCCACAGGCAATGGTGGAGACGATGACTTCACACTGTTCAGTCGCACGACAGACTACAATGCACATGGCTACAACAGCAAGGATGAGTATGACAAGGCGTGCTACACACAGGTGTGGAAGGTGTGGGACAGGACTACACGAAGGGTAGAACTGTATGCAGACAATTCGTGGAAATGGCCGATTTGGGTATGGGACGATCCCTATCAACTACAGGGCTTCTACCCTCTCACTCCGATGTGGTTCCATGATAATCCCGTCTCGATCTACGCCAAGGGAGAGGTTAGCTATTATCTCGATCAACAGGACCAGATTAACGAGATCAACGATGAGCGTCGTCGCGCACTGCTTTGGGCTAGGCGTAACATCTTCTATAACAAGAACTCGGGTCTGACACAGGACACAGTAGACAAGATACTGAAGGGACCTGATGCCACAGCCACTCCACTGGATGTGCCTGAGGGTGTCGATCCTAGCAAGATGATCTTCTCGTTGTTGCCACCGAGCATGAACTTCACTCAGTTGTTCGACAAGCAAGACCTGTATGCGTCTGTAGACCGCATCGCATCGACTAATGAGGTAGAGCGTGGAGGCCAGTTCAAGACCAACACTACGAATAAGGCCATCGACTACTATTCCACAATGGGCAACATGCGTATGGATATGCGGCTCGATGCTATTGAAGACGCACTCGGTGATGTCGGATGGAAGATCGCACAGTTGTGCCTGCGGTTCATGGATACTGAAACTGCATCACAGCTTACAGGTATGGACGTTGCGACGTTCTGGCGACCACTCGACAACCTCAGAGACTACCAACAGATGTCCGTATCAATTGTTGGCGGATCAACACAGAAGCTGACTACGCAACAGAAGAAGCAGGAGGCAGTGCAGATCGGTCAGGTGTTGGCACAGTATGTTAGGGCCGCACCAGCCAGTGCACTGAAGGCTACACTCACCATGATGGGCAAAGCATTCGACGACTTCATGGTTAGCAAAGAGGACTGGGACGCGATTGAGCAGGAAGTGATGATGATGGCTCAGTCACAGCAAGGTGGTGCACCTGGACAGGGTGGCCCTCCACAGGGTGGTCCACCACAGGAAGGTGGGGCACAGGGTGGTGCAGGAGGTGGCGGTATGCAAGTAGCCGCTACTGTAGTGCAAGCACTGTCACAGTTGCCGCCACAAGTTCTACAAGCAATTGGCCAAGCACTGGCACAGGGAGTGCCACCGGCTGAGATATTCAAGCAGATGCTTGCATCACAGGGTGGCGCATCACAGCAAGGAGAAGCAGCATGAGTGGAACAAACACAGAGGACTCAATCCTCAGCACAATCCCTGACTTCAAGGATGACAGCAGTGACACAGCTACGGATCAGCAAAGCACTGACACAACGCAAACGTCTGGCACAGGCCAGGATGGTGCCACAACGTCAGCGCAACCTACTCAAGCAGATAGCACTGGCAGTGGAACTGACCCTGCTAAACAACAGCAGGCATTCAGACGTAGACACGATGGACTCATCGAACAGCCCAACGCTGATAATCCCCGTGTTAGAGACCTAGTCGATCCAGTCACAGGTCGCACTGTAGCCAAGGGTGGCGTAGAGCGACATGTGTATGAGGAGGGACAGAGACACTTCAGAGAGAACAACACTCTGAAGCAGCAGGTGAACCAGTTGCAGGGCTTCGTGCAACAGGTGAACGAGGTGACACGTGAGGCTGCAAGGCTGAATGTGAAGCCAGAAGATCAGATGGTGGCAATGCGTGTCATGTCTGACTTCATGCGTGATCCAGTAAGGACACTTGAGTATCTGGTAGCAGAGGTCAAGGCAAAGGGCTATCCGATACCATTCCTAGAGCAAGGCATCAGTCCAGGTATGGACATGACTGCTATTGCACGCATGATCGACACCAAGATGCAGCCATTTACACAGCAGCATCAACAGACAGTGCAACAGGCACAGCAGAGACGACAGGCAGAACAGGAGTTGAATGCATTCCTAGAGGACAATCAGGAAGCTCATTCCAACCTTGACGTGCTCACTGAAATGTTGCAGGCTCAGCCGGACCTGTCCCTCTCGTCTGCTTATACCAAGATGATCCGTTGGTCACACGAGAATGGACTGGACTGGACACAGCCGTTGAAGACGCAGATAGCTGCACTCAATCAACAGCACAGTCAGCAGCCTACACATCAGCAACCTACACAGCAAGACACACGTCCAATGCCAGGACGTGGTGCAGTCCGTGGTAATGCCACTCAACTGAATGGCAGTGCAGGACAGCAGTTCAATGAGAGCGCATCGTGGGGAGACATCATTGGCTCCGCGATGCGAGAAAGTGGTGTGCGTTTCAACTGATGGAGTAGGCGATGGCCCTCGGTGTCTCGAATGGTATAATGAACGATGTGCTACACAGCACATTGACTAAGAGTAGGCGTAAGTTGGTGATGGCGTCCATCAAGTCCAACTCACTCATGGCATGGGTCTTTGCCAATGACAGAGTGGAGTATGAGGACGGTGGCTACAACATCACCAATCCACTGACCGTGGGCCGTAATCCCAACATCACGTCGTATCGCTACTACTCGCCACTGCCTGTCAACCAGACAGATGAGTTCACCACTGTGGAGTATGGCTACAGTCGTGTAGCTGGCACAGTCATCATCTCCAATCAGGAGGAGGATGAGAACAAGGGTGAGGCTGCGATCTTCAAGCTGATGAAGGAGAAGATGAACGTCCTTGAGGAGAGCATCAAGGACAAGTTCTCTACCTATCTGTATGGCTTCGGTGGTGGCACTGATCCCAATGGACTGTTGGCCATGATCCCCACTGATCCAACTACTGGATCACTCGGTGGCATCAACAGAGCGACAGAGACGCAGTGGCGCACCAGTGCCTACAACTTTGCAGGTGGCCTCGATAGCACGAACATCGAGGAGGTGTTCGATGACATCCTGATGGACCTGACACTGAAGGGTGATCGTCCAAGTGTCATCCTGTGTGGCCGCAACATCTACAGGACATACAGACAGGCAGTGCGTGACAAGTTCACTATGCCACTGAGCGAAGGCAAGGCTGGCAAGCGTATGTTCGACTTGGGCTTCGAGGGCTGCCTGCACAATGGCATCCCACTGATGTATGACGAGGATTGCCCAGTCAACTATGCATACTTCATCAATGACACCTACCTGCGGCTACACATGCTGCGTGGTGTGAACATGAAGGTGAAGGAATTGACTGCGCCATGGAACACTGACGCAGTAGGCAGCCGTGTCATCTGGCAGGGCCAGTGGTGCTTGTGGCGTGCATATCGCACCCATGCAGTGTTGACGAACTAGGAGCCACAGACATGGCACAGAGACCTACTACGCTGAACAGCATGACGCACTATGCTCTGACTGAGGAGCAGGACGAAGTGATGGAGCAGGAGGACGCTGAGACATCACTGCGTGAAGCATTGCAGCGCACTCCTAGCGATCCGAGCAACACACGCACTTGGTCTGCTGTCGAGTCAGGCTTGTTGGTTCCACAGATCGAGATGGACAGGCTGATGGGTAGGCGTCCATCCGAAGAAGAGGAACGCGACCAACAGCGGCGCCAACAGGAAGAACAGTCTCGTCAACGAGATGATCAGCAGCGCCCACAGAGTGAGACTGATCAGGACGATCAGAATGGAGCCATCTGGATCATCAGTAATGGTGAGGAGCCTGCTCGCTACTGGGCTGATGACAAGGGTGACTGGGTAGATGATGTCGAGGAAGCATCACTCTATGACGATGCTGCCAGAGGACGTGAAGCATTGCCTGAGTATCCACAGACCGTCAAGTGGATAGAGTCCAGTGAAGCAGGGCGTAGGTGATGGCAGAAGTTGACATCAAGCCAGCATTCCAGGCTGAGAAGGTAACTGGGAAGTTCACTCGGACAGTCATCCACATCAGTGAGGATGTGCGACAGGTCGGTGCACTGAAGGACAAGGCCATCATCACTAGGAAGATGACTCCCATAGTGGAGGAGTTCACTGAGGGATACATGGTCTACTTCCCACAGAAGCACTCCGTGTTCATCGCAGCAGATGACCATGAGCAGTTGCGTCGTGTGGGCATCCTTGACGCACCGCCACTTGTTGACATGACATCAGGTGAGACTGTGCCACAAGGCTACAACCTGTCACCTAAGGAACTGGTAGAGCAGTCATTGGTGCGTGGTCGTAACCGCAGCACTGGTGGTCTGGCTACTCTAGAAGGAGACATTGAGTAATGGCTACCAATGTAATGCCGTCGCCGACATTCTTCCCTCGACGGATCAACATGTTCGTTGAAGGGATGCAGTATGCTGACGAGGTGAACCAGAATGGACCAACTCGTATCCCTTTCGGCGTGCCTGTCGCTGCTAGTGCTACTGCTATCTTTAACGCATCGGCGTTGAATGCAGGTGCCGTCACTACGCTGGACGCTACAGGTGTAGTGAATGCACAGCAGATCCTTGAGCCATGGGGACGCCTCATCTCACTGGTGGCATCGGGCACCAACACGACTGTGGTGCAGGTGTATGGCGCTGACTATCTTGGTCAGAACATCCGTGAGGATGTGACCATGACATCGGCCACACCAGTGAACACGAAGAAGGCATTCAAGTATGTGGACACTGTGGTGTGTCCTGCCAATGCTGGCACCATCAGTGTTGGTTGGGCCACAGGACTTGGACTGCCCTACAAGACCATCCGTGCTGAATATGAGATCGTCAATGGACTGGTTGCAGCAGCAGGCACACTGGTAGCTGCTGTGCTCACTGATCCGCAGACAGCTACGACAGGCGATCCTCGTGGCACTTATGTGCCGACCACAGCACTCAATGGTGTGAACGTCATCTCAGTCGTAGCTGACTGTGTGAATGATGTGAACACACTGTATCATGGTGGTCTGCACGGAGTCAAACAGTTCGCAGCGTAGTCGCTCACGTGTGAACTGTTGGCAGGAGGCCAGTGGGCAACACCCGGCAGTCTAACCCACTGGCCTCTTCTCTTGGAGTGAAGCATGTCAGGAACAACTGCCGCAACGGTAAGTGATATAGTCAACGAAGCCATCACGGAGTTGTCTCAGGTTCCAGGACAGACTGCACAGATATACTCCACTCCACGAATGAAGCAGTATACACAGAACGCTGTGCTGCTAGAGCTAGAGGAGATGTGGTGGACTAAGCTAATGTATTACATCTACGATGTGCCCATTGATCCAGTCACTGGGTCACCGACACTCGACTTAGTGTCGCCACTGGGTGGCTATCTAGATGAATACACAGACATCTGTGCAGTGTGGCCCAATGGTAGCAATGTGGCACTCAGGGCAATGCCTAAGGGCATGAACCCCAACACACTGCTTGGACAGACAAACGCCTTCTTCATCAGTCCTGGCTATGCGCCACATCGACCAATCACTGTGTGGCCTCCAGCGACACACAACGTGACCATCTATGCTAGGCATCGACCTATCATGCCGATGGCACTCACTGACAAGATATGGCTGGATCGTCTCCTCATACTGTATGATGTGTGTTGGATGTA